AAGCCGAAATCATTACATATCCTAGTACGACGAGAACTCCCCAATGAAGTACCTTTCTCGTTCAGTTTTAGGTTTTCTAAGTTTGGACGCAAAATAGTTGATCGTCCCAAACGGGGCATCAGTTTTCGGGCGGTATTCAGGAAGCCACACATACTTCAGCATCTGATTAGCGATAGCCAAACTCATCACCCTGTCATCGTGGGGTGAACCATGGGTAGAGCCATTGTCGTCACGGACAAAGGTTTTCAGTTCCGCTACCGTGAATTCGCACAACACTTTCAACACCCCGTCACGAAGGTTGGCGCTAAGTTCGTCAATAGCCAACGGTTTAGTCAAAGTGGTTGTTCTCCAACCAAGTTGCTCAGTTTGTTCAGGGTGGCGTTGATTTAGTCGTCGTTGGCGGTAAAGGTTGACATAACCTGCCTTGTTTAAAGCGGTCAAAGTGGTTAAACCGTGGTTGTTTGATTCAACGCCAATAACTGCTTCGTTATAGAAATATCCCAAGGCGTAAAGAATTTCTTCACCAAATTTGTCGGGATCAACATGCCCGTGCCAGTGGGCGACAACTAACCCTGTTTTAGCCTCAATGACATGGGCTGTGGAATAGTCACCACGAGCAAGTCCTTCAGCGACATCCGCCCCTATCGCGTAGGTCGTTCCAAACATGGGCAACTGCCATATAGATAGCGGACCGCCCGTTGATTCAAATATGAACGCATTTTTTGAGTCAGACAATTTTTTGTTAAACCCTTGTTTGGGTTTTTCACAAACAATGTTATGTAATACATCAATATCAAATACAGGTCTACCTGAACGGATAAAGGCTTCCTCAGGGTTGGATGGGTACTCTTGGTGTAACTGCCAAGGTGGTAGTTCTAACGACTGTGCGTCATACCAAGATTGGTCACGGTCTCCGTTTGCTGACCATGGGAAAAAGATGCCATGGAAACGATTTGTTCCGTTTTGCGATCCTTGCCACAAAGTGTAAAAGATGTTTCCTTCACCTTTGGCTGTGGACAAACAGATAACACGACCACCGACATCGGCAATAGGTTCAATTGACGCCCATGCTTCTTCAGGGTTCGGAAGGAACGCCATTTCGTCAATGATGGCTAGATATACGGATTCACCACGGGCAGGTTCGTTTGCGGATGGCATTGATTCAATAACTGAATCGTTGCTGAAAACCATTTTGAGCACATTGTTTTGCATCAGTTCAGGTCCTGCTAGTTGCAACCATCGTGGCATGAACTTGTAAATATATTTTGCTTTAGATAACAGTTTTGTGGCTTCTCGTTCTGTTTTAGACAACATGACGATGAAACGATCAGACCAAAAGAACGCCAACCACAATGCGAAAGCGGCTGCGAGTGTTGAGAAACCGATCTGTCGGGCTTTTAGAACAATGGTGTTTCTGTTCCCCAACCATGCTCGTACTGTGGCTATCTGTGCGGGGCGTAGTTCAAACTGTATGCGCCCTTTGCTTGGGTGTTTGATGTACGCAAAGTTTTTGCAGAAGAATTCAAAGGCTTCTACAAGTTGTTCTACATCAGCGTTTTCAGGTCCGCGACATTTCCTGTAGTTGTATTCGTTGAGAAGATCGTTGAGTTCCATTTAGATGTTCCTCCAAAATTCTAGATTGGAGTAGCGGGCGATTGTTTCAGGTAGGAAAATGTCTTTAGGGTCACGGGATTGTTTTTCTAAAGATGGTCGGATTGTGTGCAGGTGTTTGATACCTGTCAAACTGTTTTCTTTAATTCCCTCTATATTACTGATGTTGTCATATGTGTGCGTGAAACTGTCTATTTCTAAGAACTTGTAGATTGCTTCTATTTCTTGTTGCGGGTTTGCAATCAGATTGTCGTATTCAACGAAATGAAACATGTTGCGATGTTGTTGGAAAGTAGCGTTTTTCATGAAATGGATGCAGGTTGGGATGTCTTTGTCGTATCCCATAAGCCAATCGGCTCGTCGGTCTGCAAATGGTTTGTCAGGAAAAGTGTTTTCTTTTACACGCTCATCAATAACATTGTTCGCTGATTCTGTTGACGCATTAATAATTGTGTCAAATGATGCAAGAATATCTAATATGTTTCGTACAGGACAAATAATTTTAATGTTCTGCGTAATATATTTATGTATTAATTCAACACCAACAGGTTTAGTCCAATGAATGTTTTTATCTATAACATATTTAACATTTTTGTCTGCATAAAAAATATGTGGAGTTGAAGAAATAACATTGTTTATACCAATGTTTCTATCAAAGTCTTGGTTTTCAAGTTCATCAAAATAGGTGGTTTGTTTACCCATCATCCTGAACAACGGACTCGCAGGAGACACCCACAAATCAGGGTTTTGATTGAGGATTGCTGAAAGAACGGTCGCTCCAGAGCGTTGCAATCCCGCCATGAAGAAAAACTGTTTCACAATTTGAGTTCTAATTCCTTCACCTTAGCAGACAATTCTTGTACCGCCCGCACCAACAAAGGAACAAGACGACCGTACGATGCTTCCAATTTTTCAGGATTGTTACGGTAAGTGAGTTGCAAATAATCGTGGGCGTCAACAGAGTCTTCTGCTTCAACAAGATCCTGAGCAATGAATCCAATATCTTTGATACCGAATTTTCCTCCGTCACGCATCATCCAAGTGAACTCAACAGGTTCAAGGGTGTCAATGAAATCTAAACCAAAACGCAACGGATAAATGTCTTGCTTGTCGCGTTCGTCAGACAAACTGCTAATAGTTTGAACTTGACAACGCAAAGTGGCAATAGATGAGTTACCTAAAGTGATTTCGTTGCTAACACTAGAACTAGACGAAGAAGCGTTGTAACCAATAATTATTGAGTTGGAACCTGTAGCAAAGTTGTTTGTTCCGCTATTACCTGCGTTTTTTCCAATAAAAATGCTGTTAGTGCCAGTACTGATGTTGTATCCCGCAGAGTGACCTAAGCCAACATTGCCACCACCAGTACTAGAAAACCACAACGATTTTGCACCTACTGCAACATTTTCGCCACCAGTTGCCCCTGAACCGTAGTAATCGTAATACGCGGGAGCCCACCTAGACATTGCGGCATAACCCATAACCACATTTTCGTCTCCTGAAGTGCTGTTGTAGTAGGAACCGTTGCCTGCAAATGTGTTTCTGCTTCCGTTGGAAAACCATCCTGCTGCGTCACCAACAGCAGTATTTCTTTCTCCTGTAGTTAACTTACCTAAAACATAGGTTCCGATACCAATGTTTCTTACGCCCGTGGTGATGTTGTACATGGATCCATATCCAAGACCTATAGCACGAGTAGTAGTTGTTCTATCCTGTAAAGCAGTCTCACCAATACCAATGTTTTTTGTTGTGCTTGATTCAATGAACCAATATGGTGATTGTGCTGGTGATGCTTTAAGTTTCCATGCGCCAGGTCCGCCTGCGCCCGTGGAACTAAAAATCCATGTGAAATCGCCTGAAGTGAATTCTTGACCGTTGGTTGGTGACGATGGGAAGTTGATAGAAGCCATTAGATTTCCTGTTCTGTTTCTTCAACAACGGGTGGAGCGATCCATTCACCGTTAACTAATTGCCAACCAAAAGTTGTGCCTGTTGGTGCGTTGCTTTCAAGAAGCAATGTTTTGTTGGGTTCCGAATATGGGGAAACACCATCCCAAATGATTATGTTTTCAACATACCCTTGTGCGTTGATTACTAAATATCTCATCCGAACACCCAAATTCTAATTTCTGCGCGACCACCTGTGCCACCAGCGCCTGATGGTTGGCTACTGCTTGATCCTCCGCCACCGCCGCCTCCACCACCACAGGCTCCGCCAGCGCCACCATCGCCGCCGTTACCTGAAGTTGCTTCGCCGCCACCGCCACCACCGCCTGTGCCTTGACCAGATACGGTTGAACCAGCAGTTCCCGCAGTCCCTACTGCTCCGCCTGCGCCACCACCACCGTCACTAACAGTAATTGTGGTTGTGATAGTTACTGCCGAACTTAAATCTGTTGTAACATTTCCTCCATCGCCACCAGCGGTCTCTGACGGTCCTATTGAGTTTCCGCCACCGCCGCCTCCACCGCCTGCGCCACCCATAAATCCGAAACGACCTGTACCGCCGTTTTGACTAGATGTTTGACCGTTGCCACCTTTGCCAAATGCGGCAGATATAACCTGTGTTGATGTTGTTCCACTATAAAAACCGCTGTAAGGGAAGTTGATAGTTGAATAACCAAGTCTTTCGTTGACCACCGCTGCTGTTGTGCTTCCAGCGCCTCCGCCAACACCCGGTGAAAAATAGTATTTTCCAAAACGAGATATACCGCCTGCGCTACCAGCGTTCGCAGATGCGTTAGTTACTGAAGCACCACCAGTTCCACCTGCACCGATTGTTACTGTTTGAGAACCACTAAATTCTGTTGCTGAAACAACTAATTGTTGCCACGGTCCGCCCATTCCACCAGAACCACCAGAGGAAGCACCACTAGCAGTACTTCGTCCGCCACCGCCTCCGCCACCAGCACCAATTGCTTCTATGACAACAAGTTTTGCTGACGCACTAACCGTGTAAGTCGTTGATGAGGTAAATGTTTGTGAATCCAACAATGTCATCGCACCCGTAGCGCCAGTAGCACCAGTCGCGCCTGTCGCACCTGTCGCACCAGCAGAACCCGTATAGCCCGTATATCCTGTAGCGCCTGTGGCACCTGCTGAACCCGCAGAGCCTGTATATCCCGTATAGCCTGTGGCTCCCGTAGAGGATGCTGAACCTGCGGCACCTGTCGGTCCTGTTGCACCTGTCGGACCTTGGTTTGCTTGACCGAACTCAACCCATTGAGATGATGTGCCGTCGTTGTAGTAAATGTAGGTGCGTCCGTCGTCAGAGTTGTACCAAACTTCTCCGTCAACGGGTGGTGTTGGTGATGTCGGACCTGTAACAGTGAATTGTCCGTCTGCTCCTGTAGCACCCGTGGCACCTGTTGCGCCACTAGTTCCTGTATACCCCGTATAACCTGTGTAGCCAGTCGGTCCCGTAACAGTTGATGAGGCTCCTGTAGCGCCAGTAGAACCTGTAGGTCCCGTCGGACCTTGAGGTCCCCACAAACCGACAACCAATTCACCGTTAGTAAATGAACTACCACCAATGTAAGTAACTGGATAAGAATAATAGTAAGTAGCCGAACTTGGTGCACCAGTAACTTCAAAAACTAAAGGTATTGAATCATAAGTATCAACAGAATATATTGTCCATGTTCCTGAAGAAATATTGGCAAGAGTGGTACTAAAATCTAAATTGTTTACATTAGATTTACTAATGTATAAAGTTGTGACGCTAGCAATTGTTGCGCTGTTACCATTTATTTGACCAGAGCCACTTGGTGCAGATGTGACTGTTGACCATGAATATCCGCCTTTAACTGTTGCAACAGGTTCACTATCATAAATAAATTCAAATCGGTAATAATTGTTTGTAGTAAATGGATTTGCACCACCACTAGTGCTTAAAGACCACTCGTTACTACCAAGATATTTAATAACATAATCTTCAACAACCGTTGTTGGAGTAGCGGTGTCATAGTATTGATAAATATTTAAAAGATAATCTTGATTTGCAATACCAAATGGTGTGTTGCCGTTTTGGTCGGTGGAGTTGAATTTTAATTTATTTGGAGAACCAGTTATCCACGAGAAATCTCCAGAACCAGGTGTTGCATCTGTTCTTGCACGGTATTCGTAAACGAACATTTCACCTTGTGCACCAGTCGCCCCTGTAGCCCCCGTAGAACCAGTAGCGCCTGTGGCTCCCGTGTACCCCGTGTAACCTGTGTAACCTGTTGGTCCTGTAACGGTAGATGCGGCACCAGTCTCACCTGTGGCTCCCGTTGCGCCAGCAATACCTGTGTAGCCCGTATAGCCTGTGTATCCCGTTGCGCCTTGAACACCCGTAGCGCCCGTTGCGCCTTGAGCGCCTGTGTAGCCAGTGTACCCTGTGTAGCCCGTTGCTCCTGTTGAACCTACAGAACCAGTATCACCTGTATATCCCGTATATCCTGTGTAGCCAGTTGCTCCCGTGACAGTAGAAGCGGCTCCCGTATAGCCCGTGTAACCCGTGTACCCCGTAAATCCTGTATAGCCCGTGTAACCTGTCGCACCAGTTGCACCTTGTGCTCCTGTAGGTCCTGTTGCACCAATGTCACGGATGATAAGCAACACATTGTGGTTGTTAGCGAAGTTTGTTGTTCCTGTGCCACCAGAAGAAACAAAAGTTACACCGTATTCAACATGTGTCGTTTGGTCGGTAACGCTTGTTACTTTCCACTCTTGAAAGTTTACCGAGTTACTTGCATCTTGAATAAATAGTTCGTCACCTGTTTGAACATTGTTCAAAAAAATGTGAACATCAAATCCATCTTTATCTATGTCATCAACATTTATTTGTGTCGCAGAAATTTGTGTTGCGTTGTTCCACAACAAATATGTATTTCCTGGGTCACCGCTTGTTGAAGTGGTTTTGGCTTTGTAATCAAAATACGATGACGACTGACCAGCGGCACCTGTCGCGCCTGTAGGTCCTGTTACTGTTGAAGCGGCTCCTGTATAGCCCGTGTAGCCTGTATAACCTGTAGAACCTTGGGCACCAGTTTCGCCTGTGTAACCCGTGTAGCCCGTATAGCCCGTAGAACCTTGGGCTCCTGTGGCTCCTTGAATGCCTGTTGCACCCGTAGATCCCGTGGATCCTGTTACACCTTGTGCACCTGTGTATCCTGTGTAACCCGTTGCACCTTGCGATCCACCAGCACCTGTTTCGCCTGTATAACCCGTATAGCCAGTTGCCCCTTGGATACCTGTAGCACCTGTAGCACCTGTGCTACCCGTTACACCCGCAGTTCCCGTATAGCCCGTATAGCCTGTCGCGCCCTGTGACCCTGTAGCGCCAGTTGCACCCGTCGCTCCTGTAGCACCAGTCTCACCCGTAGGTCCTGTAACGGTTTGTGCAAAAAGATTCCATGCCCCAACAGACGACGAATACACCCATGTGTGGTCACCGTCGGTAAAAACTTGACCGTCGGTAGGAGAAGAAGGAAAGTTAATTGCAGGCATGTTTTATTGGTTTGCCTCTAGGTAGGTGAGAATGGCTTGTGATTTGCGTTGTTCAAGAAGTTCTGTACGAATACGGGCTGAAAGTTCTGCGTAATGCCAAACATCGGAAAGTGTGGCTACATCGTCAAGGTTTGCTATTTCTGCAATTGCGACATGTTTATCTGTACGGTTGCGGTACGGTTCCAAATGTTCTGGCAGGGTTGGTGACAAGGTTTGCAGGATCGCAGTGAAAGTGTCAATGTTTCTTTGATATTCGGCGACTTCTGCTTGGCGCATTTCTATCAAGGTTGGCGGTGTTATTTCTGACATAATGCTCCTGTTTTATGAATCTCTGTATATATAAGGGTTTTTTATTACTTGGTTAAAGGTTTGAGAACCGTGTCACCCCGTTGCCATTTGATGGTAGTACAGCAGGATTAGCGTATTTTGTTCCCCATCCTGAAGACCAAGAATACATTTGCATAAAAGGTGTGGTTCCGCCTGTTCCGACAACAATGTTTTTTTGATCAGGTGAAAAATCTATGCCACCAGCATTATCAGGTATCGCTGTTGAAGGGTTTGCATATTTGGTGCCAAAACCACTGCCACTAAACGGGTAAGCGGTCACATATGGTGAAGTTTGGTGGGCAACAGCAACATGTCCTGTTCCGCTGAAAGAAGCATCTTGACCAACTCCTGT